AAATATATTTCTAAAACTACCAGAGTCTACATGAAAGATTGCAGTGACTGGTTTAGGCATAACTCTCTTTGCTTCGAAAAACAATTCATGTATTTCGTCTCTAAGACCACCCATAGAATTAAGAGCTGCAACGAGACTAGAGTCTTGTTTAGTATCAGGTGGTGGAAAGAATGGGTTTGAATCAAATACAGGGCCTAGATCATCCAGATCTCCAATGAAGTCGGACATCTGTTGAGTCTTGGTTTTCCAAGTTCCTATGGTATTTGTATTTTGTACGGTAACCTTACGTGCCATCACAACTTCTCTAAAATTTGTTTCATCATACCTTTGAGATCAGAAACATCTTGTTTTAGATCCTCAAACTCTCTGTCTTTTTTGATTCTCGCCTTCTTACGTGCTCTTGCCGCTTTTACTTCATCATTATTAGTGTTTAGTATGACACCGTTTTCATCTCTTACTAGGTTATCGTGACCTTCAACTTTTACATAACTCATTATACACTCAATGCAATTACTCTTAAATCTCTAAACGTGGGCACTTGTGCTGAATTGGTAGAATGCATAACAATCTTTAATTGAAACCTAGTAAAGGCAGTAAGATTACCATTCAAACCACCAATCAAATATTCGTAGTCTCTGAAAGTTTGTCCAACAGGATCTGGGGGGTTGTTAGTGTCGGACACAATTTCAGTCCAGTCGATAAGATTTAAATCATCACCCTCATTACCAATACGCCAATATAAATCAAAACTTGCAGGTTCAGGTCTGTTCGCTGATAAGATAACTTTTAAACCAACAGCACTTTGTGCAAGTTCTATTATAGAAGTTAGATGTTTAGCAGCTGAAGAACCACTAAATTTATTTGTTTCTGAAATATAATTTAACGGAATGTTAAACCCATTAGTTGAAGCGGAGTCTTGTCTATCAATAATATTATCTACTAATGTCATTGAGGATCTTTGAAGATCAATTACAGGAGATAAGAAACTATTAGTAGATGAAATAAGTAATTCCATTTCTGCAGTTTTTGCTCCCACTGATATTTCAACATCTGCTATGGAGTCTGCAGCAATAACATAAGGATGATCTAATGCAAAGTTATTTTCATTAAGATCAACTCCAGTAAAATCGGCATCTACAGAATAAGGTGTTTCTATACCTGCAAAAGATTTTCCTGAAGTTCCTTTGAATGATCCAATTATTTCAGTTCCATACGGTTTTATATTTGCTATGTTAGGCCACACTAATGAATATGGAATATTTTTGGTTGAAGTGACTAGATCACCTCCACCCTCTCCATCGGAGTCTGCAAGACCATTTATTTTAAATTCATACCCAGTTAGATCTATTGCAGTGATGGTATGATCTCCATTAAGTTGACCTGTCGTAAACCCACCAACAGCAGTAGCATTAGAAATAGTTACAGTATCTCCAACTTGTAAACCATGGTTAGTAAAATGAACTCTGACATCACTATCACCTTCAAATGTTTCTATAGGATTTTCGGGTAATTTGCTTCTAGTGTCAAATATGTTCAGTGGTGGATTATAGAAGTTGACTGCACCAGGATTTGTGGTAAACTTTGCTCTCCTAAGGGTATATTTCATATCCTCTAACTGAGAGGGTGTCCATGTGCCAGCAGTTTGACCTTTGAATAATGACCCAAGAGTAGGTTGTTTTGTGACAATTACCTTACCTAATTCTGGTTGATCTGCTGTTGAGATGTCCTCCTCTCCTATCTGACAAATCCATTGGTTGTAATCTGATGTCGCTGTGATTACGACAAAAGCATATTCACCCTGAGGTAGATAAACAGGAGATCTAAATGTAAATGTAGTTGGAAGAGAAGCATCTGATGACACATTCACTTCACTTGGATTTTTAACTACGATGCTATGTTTTCTTACATTTCTTGATGGATAACCATTGACCACATCAACCACACGTAATTCGAGTGGTATAGTTTCTGATTTTGTTGCAAAGAATAAATCAACAGATGTTATAAAGATACCATCACTTTGGTCGACTTGAAATGTCTGTGCAAGGGGGTCATCATCCTCTTCTTGTTGAGTAAGTATATTTGTGATATTAGTTATATTTTGTGTAATATTTGTTATGAAGTTTATAACAGGTATTACTGGTTCTGGTTCAATTCTTACAAGAGTATTATCAGTAACTAATGTACCTTCTGAAAAATGATCCGCACTAGCACGACTGAAGTTTATGCCTGGTGTTTGTGGATCAGTTGGTCTCAAACTTGAAACCAATGCGGTGTTTGTACCGTTTATAAATTGCCCTTCCTCAATGTGAAGACAACCTACCAAAGCACCTTTATCATCACTTATCAATCTAAGTTGATTGATTTGAGCACCTGCACCACTTGATTCACCTACCAATATCATATCTTCTTGTACAAATCCAAAGAAATTTGGATCAGACATCTGTGATAAAGATTTAGTATCAATATTTAATACTGTAGAAGTCTCAGAGTATGATGAAGACAATCCAACATTTGCCTCGTATGGATTGTTATCGAATACGACTGTAGGACTATTGAAAGGACCGTCTTTATGATTAGGTGTTGCAAGTCTAAATCTAAGCACTACACGTTGAGTACCACCATTAGTATCAGGAATTAATCCTATGACAGATTCACCTATCTGAAACGCACCAGTTACAGGTGTCACCTCTAGAAGTTTAGGTATAACATTATTACGATTCTCTATCATGTCCACGCCTGCGAACGAAATATAATGATTTGTGCCTGGTTTTAAACGTGTGCCAACAAACTCAATATTCTGCTCTCTCATGTTTGGTATATCTCTTTCAGTGACGATGAGATCTGTACCGTCAGAAAGAGATAGGAAGTCACCTAATTGTTGTGCTTCGTTTACAATAAAAACATCAGAGTCTGGATTGAGTGTAAGATTACCTGCCCAACTTCTTATCATGTATGGGTTTACATTCTCTACCCTTGTCGCAAATGGTTGTGTTCTTTCTACAACTTCTTCATAATTGAGTGTGATTAGGTCTCCAGTTTTCTTTACATTTGGATTTCCAAAATCTGTTACATACCTTGGGTCAACAGATAAATCTGGTGCACCGTTCGTACCCACAACACTATTAGAACCAACAAGCAAATCAATAGAATCTGAATATTTGCGTGAGACGAGTTTTCCTTCATTAATATCGTATTTTAGGAATGGAACTGATTTATCGGCTACATCAAATGTGTTGAAAGGATCTACAACAAAACCATTCTTAAATCTATCTAAACCTGTAGTCGGGTCAGTAATAACTAAACTCTCAGTTTTAGATTCGAGTAATGATAGTGTGGTTGAATCTTCTAATTTTTCAATCCTAGTTTCAAGAGCACCAATATCTTTCATAGTGTATCTTTGATTTGCACGGAATATAATTTTTACTTCACGTTTTGCATCAAAGACATAAGGTGGATACTCTATCCTAGCTAGTTCAAAAGCATTTGGTATAGATTCTGGTTGTACGGGTTTGACAGCAGGTTCACCCTGTTTTATAATAAAGTTCCCGTTTCTTTGGAGATACAACCTATCTATTCTAGGAAGATAGTGATTGTAATCAAACGTTATGTTTTCATCTGAAACAAGAACTCTTGCAGCTTGACCAGCACCTGAAAAATCTCTTGAATCAAATTCAAATGGTGATCTACTACCACTGTACGGAGCTACTCTAGGTCTAAAATCAACAACATCAGTGTTTCTTATCCCATCAAATATGGGCACGGTGTCATATTCACTGGCATCGTAACTACTCGCTGTAATCACATCTCCAGAATCTTCTGAATTTATAACATAATGATCAAAATATATTTTTAATCTACCCTGTGGTTCTGGAAATCCTTGTTTGCGTACAAGTCTACCGAAATCATAGAATTCTGATCTTTGTCCACTATCGAGTCTATAATTTGCCCTTATATTATTGTCACCAGGATTTACATTTGACAGTATTGCTCTGACTCCACTTTCCTGAAACTTAACTTCTTCACCTTCTACAAATGGTTTATTATTCTTAAATATAATATCAACTTTTGTGGTAGAACTTCTACCAAGAACCATTGCAGCACCACCAGAACTGACACCTATACCAATCTCACCTAAAATAACATCACTATTATTAGCGTTAGGTCCGTTGTAAGATCCAAGTGTAAGTTGAGGAATCGTGGGGTCTGCGTTTCCTGATGACTCAAATACAGCAGCCACAGAAACCACGTCTGGAACATCTAAAGATATTTCTCTATCTTGTACACGTTTACCAAAAGCAGAGGCAAATGTAAGACCATCTTGCAAACCAGTTGTAATTCCTGAATTTGATCTATTTGACCCTGAGACGATGAGAGTAGCACTCCTTGTGAGATTTTTTACTTTTGATTTTACTTTTGACTTTTGTTGTGTGCTATGAACCACAACGTTGTTACTTTGACTAGCTGTCAATCCTGATATAGTCACACCTTTTGCACCAGTTGTAAGTGTTACTTGATCAGTTGTGAGAGATTCAATAGATCCATCGTTGTATATGACAGTATATCTTTCCTCGTCAAAAGGTGCATAAACAAAGTCGGTTCCTGTCAAAGATGGCATAGTCAATTGACCATTACCATTGGTGCTAAGTCCAGTATCCTCCACTCTTACTTGAAGGAGAGAATCAGTAAGGTCAACCGATTCAATCCCTTTATTAGGTAATTCAGCGTACAAGAATCCACTCTTGGAACTTCTTATCTTACCTGATACAATTTTTAGATCGCTTACAGTAACAGTTGAACCAGGCAGTGCCTTGTGACATACACCCGATACTGTGTTAGGTGCTGCTACAACGGTTACATTATTGTTTGTTGCACTCACAGCACTAACAACGTTGAATGTCACATCTGTGATACCACCAAGTTTGTATGATATAACATCACCAACTTTGAAATTTTTTGTCCATCCAGCTGTACCACTTGTAACCACACCACCACTTGTTATACTGAATGATCTACCTGTAAGATCTTTTTTAGTTTCCAATATAACATCAGCAGCAAATGTTCTAGACGCTGCTGTTGATCTGACTGATTTTACATCACTTAAATCAAACTCAGTTATAGCTGTAATTATTCTACCATTTCTTTCACCGTTTATAATTAGTTGCTCATTAGTAAGAAACTTACCTGCTACTTGATTCAACACCACAGTTGTAGAACCTGAGACACCAGATTTTAAGAATCCTCTTGCACCAGAACTTGCTCCCTCTATAACAGCAGGCAGAGCAATTGTATGTGATTGATTTATTGTTAGTGATACATCTGTTTGAATGTCAAATAACATCAATTCAAAAACACTGACATCTCCTGTATAACCAGCATTTTGTAATTTAAAATCATATATTCTTGCTCTTCCTATCTCGGTCAACGCTGATGATCTAGTAGATCCCAATCTTTCTTTTTGTAGAGATACATAGTCAGAATTTATAGCAGACAACTTTATCTGTGCACCATTGAGCACATTATTAATTCTTAGTTTGTTACCTGCTTCAAATGGCACAGCAGATGATTCAACAAGTCTAGTTGTTCTGGGTTTATCTACATCAATATGTCTTGATCCTTGTGTTTTTACTTCATATCCTTTTACGTACGCTTTACCAGGTCCTATCCTGATATTCATCAAATCTTTTGTAGGCACATTACCTTGATCTGTTATCTGTTCTGGAAAATAGGTGCCAAATACGTCCACTCTATCATTCAGACATTCTTTTGCTTCTAGATCAAATTTGTCAACATAATAATTACCACTCTCATCAAATGTTCTTCTTGCAAATTCTTTAGCCAACTCACTGTATATCGTGGTATCTACAATTTTTACGGTGATACCTTCTTGTATACGTTGTAATTCTATGAAATTCTCATCTTGAAAATCATCTAATTCTTTCTTAATAAGAGAAACACTAAGCTTGAACCTATCAGCACCAGGAGCAGTGTAGTTGGAGAATCCAGCAGCATTATCGTATAAACTGTTATCATCAACAGCAGTGACAATTTCCTCAATAACATTTAAACCTACTCTGAATGATGCGAATGGTTCATATTGATTTAGTATTATTGTTTCTGGATTTACTTCAACAAAAGATCCACGAACAAACCACACACCTCTAGTGATAGCAAAAGCAGATCCAACATTTGTTGCATTTGAATTAATTGCTGTAGCAAAATCTGATCCACTTGTTATGGTAGTCAAACCATAAGTGAAATCTTCAAGTGTTGTAAGAGTCTCACCATCTACAAAATTACCTGCCAAATAATCATCAGAGTCTTTTTCATATTTGATATAGAGTGTGGTATGATTAGTTTCTGATTCAGCAGCAGATAACACCTTTACAACTTGAGCAATGACACCAGTGGTCTTACCTTTGATTCTTAGACCAATAAGTTTGTCATAGTATAATTCTACAGGAACACCAAAAAACGTAGATTCAACCTTGACAGATGTATATTGACCATCATACTTGAATACACCAGGTATGATCATCGATCCTTCTTTGAAGAAGTGTTTACCAAATTTTTCTATCTGTCCTTGTAAGATAGATTGAAGAGTCGTTAATTCTCTTGCTTGTATTGGACTGCCAGGTTTGAAAAGAACTTTGTTGAAGTTCTTTGATGAATCAAAATCATCAAAATATGGACTGACATTTAGGTTGGTGTTCTGTGGCATCGTATCAGAATTCTAAGATAATTTTAATATCTTCACGTTGGTTTGTTGCTCTAGTTACTTCAGGTCTTTGGTCAATGTAGATTATATTTCCAGAGTATTTTTTGATCTCTGGGTTTGCTAATCCACTGTTGTACGTTTGTCCAAAATAATATGTTCTTGAGTTCACTGTAGTTGAAACTCCCGTGAAACCAGTGTCAATTGACAAGGTTTCTGTTCCTCCTGTGGTGGTAACAATAATATTAGTATTGCCTCCACTTGCAGGGTTAGCAGTGAATCTATTTAGTTTGTATCCATAGGTGGGTTTATTACCTGAGGAATCGTTTGTAGCAAGGGATCTGTCTTGCCAGTATTGCAGTGATTTTGTGATTGGATCGTATCCTATGATTTGACCAACAGCAGTGGAACCAACTCCTACAGTCTGTGTAATCTCACCATCTATGGCGACTGACATACTGGTGGTTGCTGCACCTGCTAATCTCAATCCATATACCCCCGATGCAGATGAGGCAGTAAGTAAATTTGTGCTACCAAATTGTTGTGGGTTTTCTATAATACCTATTCTTGCAAACTGGTTACCAGTAGGAAAATCAGGGTTTGTGACATCACTATTCTCTATACGAGAATACACAAGCACCTTATTAGCACCTAATTCTCTGTAGATGTCTGCACCGTGACCGCCTGGTGGTGGCACAATGACAGAGAATGAAGCACCACTTCCTGTCACTACATCATCAAGGTCAAGAGTTCCAAAAGAGTATCCACTACCACCGTTAGTTACTTGAACAGCAGATGGTTTACCGTTGATGAATGTGACAGATGCCAGACCATCAGATCCATCCCCTCTTATAGGAACAGCATTCTTTGTACCATTGAACTGATATGTCGCATTCGTGACATCTTCAATTACAATAGTTTCTATCTTACCATCTACAGCAGCATTTCTCACATCTGCTACTGCTGTGTTAGTGCCCCAATCTGCAGGAACTGGAATAAATTCTGCACTATCAAATTTTATAATATCACTTGGTTTTATAGTATAAAGATATTTCCAAACATAACCATCACTCTCTAATCTAGGTTGTAAATCTGTATGTGTAGGTTCTTCAAGAGATATAACACCACCACCACTGTTAGATGGTGAAGCACCATTGTATATACACTCATATACTCTGAAATCTGAGTTCATGACATAGAAGTTTGCTTTATACAAACTAGAGGAATTCGTCTGTGGACTCAATCTATCAATACTATAATCTGGACGATACATCTCATATATCGTTCCTGTTTCCCATGTAATCTTTTTGATTACTCTCAACACGTCGGTTGAAGTTATTTTTTTGGCAGAAATTAGAGAATCGTATACATTATCATGCTCGTCAAAATTATCAATAGGAGAAGGAGTCGCTGTGTTCCAATCTGATGCAACTGAAGTTGCATTTGGTAATCCTATGAAAACATAATAACTGTTGTCAGTTGTCGAAATTCCGCTAACGAAATTCGTAGCATTCAATACTCTTATCTGATCAGTGATGATCGCTGGCATTATTTTGAAACTAAATTAGTTCGTAATTGTTATTTATGTGTAATCCAGTGACAATTTAGATGTTCTTTGGATTTGAGGAGCAGTTGATAATCCAGTAAGACCATTCATGGGATTGACAGTAAACGCTAAACCTACAGCTCCAGTTGTAAATTTGGCGTATGAATAGGCACCATAGAAGTTACCTGCACCTGAACTTAATCCAGTTACGTTCACTCCATGATCTGCTGCTATCTCAGTGAATACTCTGATTGTTGAACCTGCACCCACTCTCTCAATGTTACTGACTTGGAATACACCATCAACACAAATTGTAGTTACACCAACAGTCCCTGAACCATCAGTTGACATAGCAGTAACACCATCTCCAATATTTGATCTACTTACAAGGAAGAAATCACCTGTTCCTATACCAGTCTCAGTAAATCCACCGAATGCATTATCTCTCAATACTGAGTTAGTTGGTATAGAAAATTCAAACTGTAAACCAGTGGCAGTAGATCCGACACCAACTATAACTCCGTCGTCACCCTCCATTGTCACACGTTCAATAGATCTATATGGGTTAGTAAATCCAGTTGAACCGAAACCAGTATTGTCTTTATCAGTATCAACAATTTTGATGTCAAATTCAGTGATATTAGGATCTTCTGTTTTTGTGAATCCAATGATACCTGATTGTCCATACATCACAGTAGATGTTGTGCCTACACCAGCTATGAGTCTAGTTGCAGGTTGAACTCTACCGACATATAAACCTCTTGCCTTACTTACTTTGACTCCATCAACGAACTTGTCATCTTCTTGTTTTCTCCACGTTACAGGTCTAAGTATGTCTTTAGATGCTGTGATACCTTGTCCCTTATAGATTGTAGTTTGTAATGTATCTCTTGATACCACCTCTCTAATAATCCTAGGGTCTTGTTTTAATAAAGATCTATCTTTTGATGGACTTTCAATTGTTACTATATCACCCTTCAGTATTGTCTCCACTGCTTCGACATCAATTACGTCAGCATCAGTTCCTCTATAGAATAGAATTTGTAAAGTAGCACCTAAAGGTGGTGGTTCTGTAAACTTAATTTGTGTTCCACCCTCAAATGTATATGCTTTGCCAGGTTTTTGTAGCACATCATTTATGAATATCAATAGAACATCATCAAGACTAATAGGACTACCTGCTGTCTTCTCAATGCTAATAGGTTCTCCATTCTCCGTAAGTGTAAATTGAGTTTTACTACTATTGAATTCGTGGGAGAAATTATCAAGTATCTGGAATTTACCTAATACCCACCCTGAAAACTTATCATCACTTGTCTCAGTAACAGTAAATGTGGCATGTTGAAAATTAGTGCCAGCACTGAAGTTTGTAGGTATACCTGCTATTGTAAGAACCTCACCTGCTGTATAACCATATCCTGTGTTCGTAATTACTGGTGCTGATACACTATCACCTATACCAATATTGAATGATATAGAAGCACCCACACCTACACCTTGACTTATCAGTTTTATATCATCATAAGCATATGGTGAGTCAAATTCTAACAGTGGAACATTTGTGTATGTATAACCAGCACCTGGCGTTCCATCCATAAAGATTTTCTTTATTCTACCATCTTGCACTGAGAACGTACCTGCAGCAGCAGTTGTAGGATTACCACCTATAACTCTTACCTTGAATTGTGTGCCCTCTGATCTATATCCACCACCAGTGAATCCCATCGCTACAGTTATAGTACCAAAACCTGATACTACTGCAGTTCCAAAACCAGTTTGTAGTTGTTGATATCCAAATCCTTGAGTATTACCAAGACCAGATATGATACCTTTTCTAGGTAGTCTGTTGGCATTTACATCAGATGTGCTATAAGTTTCAGTTTGACCAGATATATCATTTCCAGTAAATGTAATTGAAGTAATACCTGAATTCTCATCATATCCATAATCTATATCTGGTTTTTGAAATACATTATTGATCAATATTACACCAAAATCAGTATTGATACCACTGATATTTGAACCATCACTTGTCAGAGTAAATGTCTTACCTACACCTGTAAACCCATTAGATATATCATCGAGCACAAAGTTACCTCTGTAATCAGATCTCATAAACGCTCTACCCTGAAACTCACTACCATCCACTACGTCAGCTACGAGTAGATTGTGTGTGCCAATACCTGCAGAAGTCAAAGTAATACCCACTCCTGTCAATGCATCAGGTTTAGTTGCTGCGAATGAAAAATCATTATTACCATTCTTGATAATGAAATAGTCATTATTACCTACAAGAGGAGCAGGTGGTGTTCTTGATCTTAATTTTACCTGTGTACCAGTGCTGAATATCTCTGTAAGTGCTGTAAATCTACTAGCAGATACATTTACCGCACCTGATTGTATTCCAATTTTTTGTCTTGTACCACCAAAGGGTGTATCAGCAAAGTGTATCTTGTTTCTTCTTATATTGTAATCACCTCTCACCAATTGAACGGGATCATTGACTAAATGTGGTTCTTCTGCGGTACCCATCCATGCACGATCCACCAATACATTGTCAGCATGCGTACCAAATCCAATTACTTGGATACGCATGATCTCATTACCCATTTTTATAATATCATAATTTTTAAACTTATTAGGGTCTGTAAATCTTGCTTCACGATTGAACATCGTGCTCTTTAAAGTTGTTGATACGTTTGTATTTTCAAGAAGGGGTGATTGTATAACATTATCAATAGTGATAATACATTTGGTGTCTAATTTTTGAGTGGTGAAACTTTGTGTTGTCCCAACACCAACTGTTGTCAAACCTATTGGATCACTCGATATTGCTAAGTCTCTAGAGGCAGCAACCTTGAATTTATTTTCATCTAATTTTATAACAAAAACGGTTGATGGTAAGGTTGTTGCACCACTTACACCAGGACTATTATGATTAATTCCTACAGGTCTACCAGCAAATGCTTCATATGTCAATTCTTCACCAGTGGTAAAAAAATGATTCTTTATAACAAAAGTATCTTTACCAATCAAAATATTAGCCGCTGCACCAGCATCAAATTCATGAGAAAATAATTCATTGCCTTTGTGTGTCAGTCTAAAAGAAGTTTGAAAACTTTCAGTCGCAGTATTGAATTGTTTATTAACTGATGCTAATTGAAATGTCATTAGTACGTTACGGTTGTGTTGCTTGCAACAGAATCTGGTTTATCAATCTTTAATTCATGTGTTCTTATAGTATACGCTTTGTTAGCAACAGGTAAGAATTTCAACTGCGTATTTGTGCTAGTAATATGTATGCTAGTATTTGACATATTACGTTTTTCACTGTCAGATGTGAATAGATTATTATAGGTATTGAATGTGGCATTTCCACCAAATGAATTTGAACCAACTATGAATACTGAATACTCATCATCAGTTGTATTGTGTATTTCAACGTGGAATCTGCATGTGGTGTAATTGGCGTATGATTTCTCAGATATTATTTGATCACTAGGAGACCCATTAGCAGGTAGTTGTATAAATGTGCTGTCTAGCATAGTGTCACCTATATGATACTCATCAACTATGCCTGAGTTTGCATGAGTTTGTGCCACACCCACTGCCCTGACAAGAGAAGATACTGTTACTGCCATACCCACAGGAGGAGTGTGTTGCAATTTCAATACATCACTTGTATTGTCTAAAGAGAATGTACCGATGTCTGTATCAGCATCCATTTTACCAGTGTTTGTGAATATGACATTGTTTGAACCATCAATCAACCATAAAAATTCATCTATTTCCTTTTCGCCACTAGGACCTCTAGCTGACACTAAAATACTACCAGATTTATACATGGTCGCATCTACTTCATCAACATCTTGTAAAGTATTACTTACTGCTAGAGATTTTGTAATTCCTTTGTATTCAACTAATCCAAATGCGGTGGATGCTACACCCACACCATTCGTAATTATCTCTTTATGAAATGTGATATCATATTCTAACGCTGAGTTGTTAGGTATATACAATACACTTGCAAGAGGTCCGTTTGTCTCAGCACTAAACTCTCCAAGATCATCAGAATCAGACAATTCTGAGTAGGTGTTTAGATAAGCATTTGTGCCATCATGAAATACAACAAATTCTGAATATTGAGTTGCATTGAATGATATACCTGCTGATACATCAAGAGTTACTTGAGCGTAATATTTGATAGCACTTATACCATCACCTGCAGGACCTCCTGTCAACATGTCAAATGTATCTAATTCTACAGATCTTATAAGGTTAGGATCAGAGTAAAATTGTGGACTTATGTCATCTAATTCTAATACACGGTTTGTTTTACAAATAAGACCATCACCAAATCTACCAGATAAGAATTGAACCTCATCGCTTATATTTTCATCAAGGTTTGTATTTTCACTTACAAGATCAAAATTATGTGTGTCAAGTAATGATGCTTGTTCATCAATAACAATAACATTACCTGCACCCGATGATATACCAACAGGTTGTGAACTGGTGATAGGCACAGAATTGATAAGATGATCAGAGTGTTTCTTGAAACCTGCTATGTGAGCAAGAGAGTCAACTGGTTCACTCCAACTATTAATACCCACAAAACTCTTGAGTGAGTATGCAAAGTATTGGTAATAATCATTATCTTGAACTCTTTGATAAAACTCATTTAGTTTACCAGTATCTCTCTCCCAACCAAAAGTTTTTTCAGAAGATGTATCGAGAGTAAAGTATCCTTCATATGATTGAGATGAATCAATTGTTCCACCAGCTCTGGAAAACTTACCAGTCACTACATCACCAACATTGAATCCTACAAGAGAATCAATTCTCAAAGTATTCCTTGTTTTACCTTTTCCTATAATAACTCTTGATTCTTCACCTGATGATGAAACAATTGGTTCACCGTTCAAAAATGTGCTTTCAATAAGATTGACTTTGAACTTTGCAAGATCTTTATCCTTGACAACTACACCGTATTTCCCAAAATCATGCACACCAGGATCTCTGTCAACTTCATATGTAAGCGTAGCTTGATTTACATTTCCAAATGCTGTGTTTACGCCAATAAGAGTGAATGATTTATAACCATAGTCAGCTGAGTTAAATCCATTTCCAGTAGATACACCTGTATTCTCCACAAATACTTTATCTCCTACTGTAAATGGTATTGGTACTGCAGTAGTAAATCCTGTAAGTGGTGTTTGTAACCTGAGTGTGACATTTGGTTCAGAATATGTGCAGCTTATAATACCTACACCATTAGAATTATTTACAGCAAATAATTCAACATCACCTGCACTTAGATTACCGCCAGCAAATATAACTTTGACATTTGAAACAGATCCACCTTTTATCTCTGCTTCAAATTCTGCATTTTGATTTATTGAATCTGTTTTACTATTGTATACTACGAAATCGGGTGGTGTAAGATAGTTTCTTCCTGTAGATGTGATTGCTACACTATCCACTGCAAAATTATCTTTCAAGAACAATACCTGTGGCACTGCTGCCTGTGGTTGTAGTGTCAGATCAGATGGATAATCATATCCAGTATCAACTAATTGAACTTCATCTAATCTACCTATGTCTCTTCCAAACGCTTTGAGATTAGCAGATGATCCAGTTGTAGATGCTATTGATACTTGAGGTATATCTTTGTAATTTGACCCACCACCCTGTAATAAGATACTTGCAACACCACCTCTAACACTTGGTGAGTTGGTTATATAAGAAATTTGTGATTCACTTGTATACCCTACCTTTTCAGGTATAGTGAATAGATTCCAACTGAACGTGTTTGTATCTTTAGATAGTATTGTATGATTTCCTGTAAACTTACTTTGGTTTACGAATATTTTAGAATAGTCCCGTATCTCCTTGTTTACCTCTATGATTTTAGTATTTTGTAATGGTAAGAATTTGTAATACAATACATTAGGTACACGATCAGTAAAGTTTATAGATGTCTTTGATCCTTCATTGCCAGGTATTCCAGTGTTTATAACCTCTATCGCAGATTTACCTGTACCCACAAAAGGTTTCTTATAGTCTTGATCTAAAAAGAATGATAATTTTGTATTTTCAAGTGATATGTCAGATGTATCTATTTCTAACGTGTCGCCTGTAATGAGAGAGATTGGAGGATTGATTGAAGATCCTATGCTTACATACCTTGATCCCGAATCATATACTGCAGATACAGAACTGGTTGCGGAAGACACAACCGTCAAATTAAGAGTGTCTCCTCTCTCAAATGTATGATTGTTAGATGTTGCTGTTACATTAATAATTCTAAGTGTGCCAGTAACCACATCTTTTTTTGTTTTGAAGAAATGTGTGTTTCCAATACCCGTATTACCACTAAACATTACCCTATTGGCATCGGATCCCAAATCAGATTGAGATGTAACAATACCTATTAAATTATTATCCAATACCTGCACAAATACCTCAGGTGGCAATGGTCTCTTGAACGCACCTGCAAGTCTCTTCATTGCATCTGTTTGATATGTAAGCGAGGTACCTGCACCAGGACTATATTCCACTTTATCACCATTTCTAAATGGATGACTTGGCATATAAATTGTCCTTGTAGGTATGAATATATCTTTTGTCTCATTACCAAAGAACGACACTATTTGATGACCGCCTCTTCCAGATACTGTCACTGTGGTGCCTATACCCACACCAAAGGTGCTACCTGCACCCACCATTGTTTCGGCATTGAAGTAATATGCAACATCTTCATCTGTGTTTAAATTGACAGGTTTTGATAATTGATATGTAAATTCATTCTCCAACCTTGTAATTGTAGATCCAAATGTGTGTGCAGCACCTGCTGTGCCATTTTGTGCTCTAAGTAATTCCAGCCTGTTATTTTTTACGTCAAAATTTATTATCTTCAACTGTTCATTATCAATCTGTAAAATGTCATTTATTTTGAATTTGTACCCTCTGATCACATCAGGTATCCAATCCGAGATAAGCACACTTGTGGTAAGACCTGTATTGTTTACACTTGCCATTGATACGCCAAGACCTGTGCTCACTTCTTTAAGGTCAATTTTTGCATTACGCACAGCGAGGTTTGAGTGAGTGCTTGTTGATATGCCTATTATTTCTACAAAGGAATTATCAGCAACTGCGATAGGTCCTGTGTGTATACCCGTGACACCACCTGCATTAGTAACTAAAACTATATCTTCTATCTCGGTGATTGATGATGTTATATTTGTTATATCAGGACCTTCAACAAAGTTGATTTTACCTATGGCACCAAATCCACCCGTCAGACTATTATCAAAAAATAATTTGTCACCAACGTTATAATCTTTACCAGAGGTTACTATGTCAATTCTATCAATCAAACCACTCTTAGTTTGAGTGATTTTAGAATTTATAAGTGTATTTTTGTTTGCTTGTGCGACATACTCATACTCAGATATATTGTATGGTTCAGTATTTCTTACCAAACCCAGTGAAGGAAGATCTAAATCTTGATTGGAATCATATGAATTATTGAATGTCTGTAATTTGGAATTATAAGTGTCACCTACAATATATGGGAATACTGGTGTTCTGGCGTTATTGAAAGGACTATTTGGGTTGTTTACCTCAATACCATCGACTGTGGTATAGTATGCATATACACCATTTGGATATTCAGGAGTGGGTGCGAATCTACCATTGTGTTCATCAAGATCACCAGTGCCCTCCACATAAGTAAAATCTTCTACAAAGAAACCAGCAGGGTAAATATTGATATTAGGTCCGTCAACTCTAGAACTCGCTAACTTACGATAACTTGATTCAATATATTTTTTCTTACCATCTACAATAGCGTAAGGTCCGTATATTGGATTACCATCATATGCCCAACCAAGGATCGGTGAGTGATCTTGTCCTAAATCACCTAAAAAATTTCTAAGATTACGAGGCACATAATAGTTTACATAAGGATTACCTAAATCAAAATCTCTTGGTGTTTCTAGGAATCCGTCGTCATCTTTTACATCTCCAAACTTAGCATATCTTTCTACTTGGTTGATAGTCCATTTTTTGACTTCACTAGAGAAGATAGCACCTTGGCCTGGTGTTTTTGCTGTGGCGGTTGTTTTTGCTTGAGTGTATCCAGCACCCTTTGTTATAATATCAATGCTTGTTATGGTGCCATCTGTTATATTTGCTTTTGCTTTACATCCTGTGCCATCACCATCTATAATAATATCTGCACTAAAGAAGTTTTCACCACCATCTTTGATTATAATTTGATCTATACCTCCATTTACAATGAATGGTTGTAAGAATGCATTTTTACCAACAATGGGTTCTATGACTGGTTTAAAATTGTCATTTATAACTGTAGATCCAAAATCACTTCCTTTTTGACTCACATGCACCGCAGTAATATTTCCTCTTATTATCGGTGTGGCAGTTGCGTTGATTGTTGATATACCTTGTCTACCACTAATGTCCACTGATATTGGAGGATCTTGAAATACATGAGTTCCCAATCCATTATCATTCAAACTTATGAACGTCAGTAATTCCTTGTTGTCAGATAATCTAAAACTATCATCATCTATCTTTTCAACAAAATATTCACCACCATTTGTAAGACCACCTATGGCAGACTCAGTAGATGTGTACTTGATTATTTCTGAATTATTAAATCCATGAGAGGGAATCACGATTGTATCAACAAATGTATTGATACCAGAGCTAGTGTGCACCTCTCTATTCTTAAATAAACCTACATCCTCTACTAAAACTTTGTCAACTTTTTGTCTTCTTGAAGTTGATTTGAAACTTTGTAACCCACCACCATTTGTGGTAAGATCGATTGTGCCAATACCAGCTAGTGCTTTTGTTTTTGACACAGAAATGTGTAATTGAAAATCGTCTATTTTTACAACAAAGTAAGGTGCTGTGTCTACCAGAACACCTGGTGTAATACCGATACCTATGCCTGTGCTACCATTAGTTTGATATATAATCTCCTCACCATGTTTGAATCCGTGAGGTGAGGAAAATACAAACCTATCTGTAGCGGTATTTACAACACCACCTGTAGATGTTGAATCAAACTCTACAGTTTGATTGACAAATTTCATCTTTGCTTTTGCTATGGCTGTATTATTATTACCACCAATAACTTTTACTGTGGGTATCTCTTCGTAGTCAAAACCTTCAGTGTCAACAAGAATCTCTTCTAAAACTCCTTCTACTTGTGCTATTACAGACGCTGCTGTACCTGCATGCCCGTCTTGTGTGACTGTCAACTTAGGTCTATTTACAACATCAAACCCAGAACCTGTGTTCAATACCTCTACACCTTGTAAAGGTCCGAAATATACGATGTCAGATGATTTGTATGAATATGCTTCTACACCATTAGCAAATAAACCAACACCACCTTGCACCGTCTTATCCTTTACATCACCATATTCAGGGACACCAAATTTTCTTACTATTTTTTGTGCACCGAGATCTGTGCCAAAAAGTGAGTCTGGTGTAAGTGTATGTGACGTTAATGTTCCTATATCATTACCTATGAATGCAGTTATGAACTGACCTCTTCTTACGTTCTCTCCCGTGAATGCTAATTTTACAGTGTTACTATCAACCCTCTTGACATAATATGACTCACCGTCATTCAAGTTAGTTAGAGTGCCTATCCCTGAGGAAGAGTATGCTACCAGATCACCATCATAAAAATCATGATCTGGTACATTTATCTCAACTGTAGTTGTATTGACACCTGCATTAGTGAATGGTCTAATTCTTTTTTGTGGATCAATAGTCCAGTGAGGTAAACTATTTGACGCAACATGTACAGCAAATCCATCATTGTATGTGTTCTGTACGTCAGCTGTTCTATCTTTCTGTATTTTTAATTTTCTTCTTATCTTATATCTCTTTGTAGTATCAAGAGTAGGAACACTGACTGATATAGAGTCACTTTGGTTTTTATCAAATACAAAAGTTATAGTACCATCTAACTTATTATCTGGATCAGTTTGATCTATAACCTCTATTTGATCACCGACGTAGAGAGAGAAGTTTGATGATGCAAGTTTGAAATTGTAACTGTTTGTGCTCTTGAGTGTATACCTTTCGATAGCGTATGTGGATGCTGTGTTATAGATCCATGTGGTGTATCTCAAATCATTTTCTATTCTTCCGAGATGTTTTATATTCACCTCAGAATCTTCTTGTTGATTGATTGCAGAACCAACGAATTTATTGAGCACACCTAACACATTGAATCTAACTGGAAGTCCAAGATCACCATTCTCATATGATGTAGCAACAAGACCAGATCTTACTGTAGATCCTATACCACATGGCGATGTAAGAGTCGATATACCTGTAAATTGTGTGAGTGATTTACCAAGATATGATATTTTTCTATCTTCAAACTCTATGAACCCTGTAGCACCAAATCCGACTGTAGAATCTACATCAATTACAGTGGATCCAACAGGTGCTGACCTTGTTATGAATGTTTTACCAATCTGTTGAAACTTACCTATGATAGTGCCTTTTGATAAAGCAATTTTATAATATGATTTATTTCCAAATACCGCTTTCTCCACACCTGTAATTGAACCACTTGTTTCTAATGGTCTGGTCTTTTGTATGATACTTTCACCTGTTATTTTGAGTGGATTACCATCAATCAATTCACATATAAGAACTTCGTTTACCCTATAATCTGCATCTGACGGACTTATGATATATTTTGATGGTTGAATCATCTCAACCTTTTCACCATACAATGCACCAAATAATATCTTGAATGCTTCCTCAGTACCTTTTGACTTGTAGAAATCTTTTGATTGTCTAATAAAGTTTGATTGATCTAAATTCTCATCTAATTTTCTTTCTGCAAACCCTGACAATACTTGTTTTTTTAGTTTCTTTAGAAACTCTTGTAGAAATACGTTACTTAGGTTGTGAACTCTAGTGTCCACACCGTGAGTTGCTACTCCACTATTGGTAAATGTTAGATATTCTGGTTGATTAGTTTTATTATTATTTTCTATGCCACTGAAACCTCTTACACATCCCTCAAATGACGTAGAACCAATACCTGTGTACGTAATAACTTCATTATCAATCTTCAATAAACCAAATTGATTTGGCCATCCATCTGTAGAGTCAACGTATATCGTGTCGTCGTTTGCTCTAGTATATTGACTTAGTGATGTAAAACCAATAAGATTTTCGGTGTTTAAAAAATCTAAACTCTTGTACTCAACAAGGTTTTCAGCGATGTCTATGGCACCACCTTGATACTCTTGAGAAATATAATACTGTTTTAGGAAATCAGCTAAAAGAGGATTCTCCTCGTCAATTACCTCTGGTATTTGACTTTCAATAATTTCATGTATTTTGACTTTTGTTAATGATGTCTGTATCATTAGTATCCGTATCCACTACTACTGCTTGAGGATGATGATGAAGATGACGAAGATGGTGGTGTCGATGTCATTGTTGTTGACGAACTATCTATAGCAGCACTGTCTGCAGAAATTCCTAAACTCTCTGCCTTAGTAGCGTATATCGTATCATGAGGAGTAGAAACATGGATAGCACCAACCATCTTCTTACCAGTCGTGGGGTGGAAGTGGAAAGGTCCGTAATATGGATTACCATTCACATACCCAACCAGATTTGAGGAACTAGCAGTGCTCGTAATGATAGCACCTCTAACTTTTGCACCATTACTGTAACTAGATTGTGGATTGTACCTTGTACCAGATGTGTTTGCACCTGTAGATATTGGATCTTCTCTCATGAAGAAATTACTATTTGATACATCAAACTGTAGGTATAATTCTTTCCTCGCTAGTATGTCATTTGACTGTGGTATCGCCTGTATCTCAATAATATTATCCGATAAAACTGTGCCAGTGATGTTTACTGTGTCAATTATGACTTCACCCTTCTTATAATCAACAGACCCAAATGTTGAAGATAATATCTTGACATTTGTGTCGGAGTCAAGTTGGAATAAGAAAAGATTACCTGTATCACCAGATACATGCTGATCAGAAAAGTACACTGTGCCAGATACACCAGACACGTTGAATCCAGTGGACTTTATATTATAAGATGACTCATTTCTATGGAATGTGTTGTCAAAACATATCTCATATTGACTAAACACATTCAATTGTGCTACTAAATTTCTTCTTATTCTAACAGTGGTTATGTTTGATGTTATAGAGTCACTCACCCTGTCGATTAGTGATAAAACTTTACTATACTTAAATCTACCACCAAATTTATTCAATTCAGTGCCACTTGCAAATAAACTCATGGCATTTATGACATCAGTTCTTAGGTTTTGAGTATCACCAACAAAGTTTGAATTGTAATATACGTATGAATCTAATTCTACATACAAAAACTTCAAATCAATGATCTCTGGCACTATACCTGCCACAGAATAATTCTTTAGAGATGATAGTATTTGTCTTTTGGTAAATTCTGATAAGAAAGATCCATTTTTAGGTTTGGCAGCGATATATACTCGACCATACTTGGGAGGTGTCAATTCCTCACCACCAAAAGCACTTATTGATTCTATATTAGGATATACAGATGGTACTATCGCCTCATAATCATTTGCTGTAACTGCTCTATGCTGTGAGGAATATAATCTAGGTGCATAATACCTGACACTTCTAATATCTTCTATCTCATCACCATTTTGTGAGGGAAATTGAGGTGTTATAGATGCAGATATATCTGTTTCTGTGGCAAGATTTTCATTTGTTATTGTGCCTGAAAATAATAAATTTGAAACGCCATTACCTTCTTTACCTTCAGTCTTGATATAAGATATCTGTATAATATTACCATTACTCAATTTTTGTCCGAATATCCCATCACCAAACAATACCTCATACTTCTCATCTGTCGTCTCTTGTATAAGGTAGATATTTGATGTAGATGTTACACCTATGATATTATCAACTAATTTATACTCAGTCGCTGTAGTGCTTGAATTATTTTCCTTTACTTTGATTCTAATAGTTGAAGTGTCTATACCATTATTAGGTAAAATATATCTTTGATTTGGTAAAGAGTCATTTACAACATATCTAGATTCAAGATACTGTCCTTGAAATACTTCCAAGGTGCCTGCAGACTCACCTCCTAAAGCAGTTCCAGTTACCTTCTCAGGTATGGAGAATAAAAAATTAACATTTGACACAACACCATTACCTATCAAACCTGGTTGAAATGTGATGGTGTTAGTGCTTGATGTAATACCAGTTATACTATAATCAACTATCATTCTTGCTGCCCTTCTTGATCTAGGCACATATCCAATGTTTCTTGCTAATGATACAACATTTTCTCTTAGTGTGGCACTGTCTATGAATGTCTCGTTTACAACTGCGTTAGTATTATATGCTGTGGTATATGAATTATATGCGAGTAGATTTACAATTACAGAAAGGTTTGACCCCTCAAAATCCATGTCACTGAAGTTTGAGTTTTGTCTAAGATAATCTTTTATTGAAGTTTTGATGTCCTCAAAATTTAGATTGGTGAATTGTTGCAGTGCCATTATAACCTTGTTGGTTCTAGTATAAAGTTGACAGATTGTGTAGGAGCAGAGAGTCCAATAATGTCATAATTTATGATTACTTCTATAGCATTTTGATCAGGAAAAGAATTGAAATTTACATCTGTCAATTTCACTCTTGGTTCAAAATTTTTGATAACAGTCTCTATCTCTGTTTTCATGGGATCGATATAATCACTATTTGCCAACTCAAAAAGCGATCCACTGATTCTTGTGCCTAAGAGTTCATTGAAGAACACCTCACCTCGTACGATACGAACTAAATTTTGCACAGAACGTTTGATAGCATCCTCATTTTTCAATGTGAGGACATCTCTTGTTACTGGATGTTTTTTAAAGGACAAAGAAATATCTTTGAAACCTTGCGAAAACTTCTGTGCTGGCACTCGTTTTTTATAGTCTGGGTATATTTATCATTATTTAGAGACAAAAAAAGACCCTCTACTGAGGGTCGTCTTCATGTCCGAGGTATCTGACCTCTATTTCATCGGGGTGAGGGAACCCTTCTCTGTAATAATCCTCTGCCAATTCTTGTATTTTATCCTCCATCTCTTCTTCTGAAATTGACTTGAACTCTAGCGATCCTTTGATGTATATGTCATACAATTCCATATCTGTTACATTGATCATCGCAAGTATCTATATGATTCTTGTTTTCTCATGACCAACACGACATTGGGGATCTATCCATATTTCAAAACCTGCCTTGATTGCGTCAAGACAAAATGATACATCCTCACCACACATATCTTGCACCTCACCAGAATCAAATACTTGCATCTGTGGTGCAAACCATGGATACTTCATTTCAGTGTGTTCAAATACACCTTTTTTAATAAGCAACCAACCAAATCCAGAATAGTCAACAGTAAATGGTTTACGTCTTTTGACGATACTCTCAACCATTTCATGATTCATAACTCCACCATTTTCTTTGAAATCATCTTCTTCTAACCAATGTGCACATGATGTAGTCCTACCATCCTCAGTCGCATACCATCCACCTGCTATATCTTTTTGCATTGCAAGAACACGATAAAATGATTCATTTGAAAATACTATATCACTATCAATCCATAATTGATAATCGTATTCAAGTTTACCATCCCAAGGTAATTGATCAGGTCCTCGAAGCACATTTGCACCAAGACACTTACATCTTGCAAAGTTTACCATGGAACTGTAGTCTTGTGCTATCTGTATATTTGCTCCGTTTTGCACCAACTCAAAACAAAGTGATACAAAGTTTTTTAGAAAGATGTATGATACACCTCTGCCTGGTAAGCAGAATACGATACTCTTACCTTGAAGTAATTTTTTTGCTGCTTCAATATCAAAAGCGTTTTTGCTCTCAGATGGTGGTTTGGATACCACCTTAAATCCTTTAGCCATAATTAGAGTTCAGTCATAATCATTATAACACTTTATATAGCGTCTATCAACTCAATGGTTTTATTTGCCAATTCCTTGTGACCTTCTTTACTAGGGTGCCCACCATTTCTACCTTGAGCATAGTTTTCTGGATGCTCAAACTCAGTACCCAGTAATTCTTTTTGAATGTATACAGGATTGTAGTCTTTACACATACTTCTCCAATATCCAACGTCTCCTTTATAGAATTTTTCAGGTTTTACAATAATACGTTCAAAATGATCGGCAATCAATGACACATATTTCTGTCCTACACTCTTACAATATGAGTCAAATAAGAATATATTTTTCCACATGTTCTCTGCTGCAAAGATGTCATTGTAGACAGACAAATAGTATGCTCTACTCCTCTGTGTATCGTTTGCCCTCTGTGGTGTCCACTTCTGTATGAGTTGATTGTCGAAATACTCTATTCTAGGATGAACTGTGTATTGTATAACAACTACGTCAGGAGAACTGGTATTTTGTAGATGTCTGATTGTATTTCTTACTATCGCATCATTACTAATTCCACATTGTGATATGTTGACGTGGTTACATCCATAATGATTAGAAACAAGAGTGCTGTACCTTTCATCCAATCTTCGATTTAGTTCATCACCATAGGTGATACTACATCCACTAAAACACAGTGACATCATATTTGTCCTCAAATAACTTTGCATCATGTACTGTATTTACCATGGGTTTTCCTTTGATGTTCAAAGATGTATTCAATAACACTGGACATCCCGTACGTGCGTACCATGCCTCTAGTATGGGTCTCAGTATGCTCTCAGAGTCTAACGGTACCGTTTGTACCCTCGCACTATTATCGACGTGTATACAAGCAGGTATCGCCTTAGGTTGCTTACACTTATAGACATAGGACATGTATCTCGAATTGGAAGGCATATCAAAGTAGTCCTGACAATGCTCCTCCAATATTGCAGGGGCAAAGGGTCTGAATTTGTCTCTTCGTTTGATTTCATTTACTAAGTCTTTTGTGCTAGCTTGCCTCGGATCCGCCAATAAACTTCTATTACCGAGAGCACGAGGACCAAACTCAGCACGGCCATTCGCAACCCCCACGACTCTTTTTTCGAGGAGTGCATCAACAACTCTCCTTGGATCACAGAACTTTTGTATATTATATCCAAGGTACGGACTAAAGGCAACCTTCTTACCATACGCTAGACATGCTGCTCCTAGAGCACCCCCTGCGTCGCCAGGACAAGGCATAATCCAAAGGTTATACATTTCCCTTAGACCTGTATTTACAACGCAGTTCAAGGCAACACCACCCCCGTAGCATATGTTCTTACTATATCGAGATGCTATGTCGAATATCTCATTCAATTCTAATTGCAATATTCTTTCTGCACTCTTGGCGACATCACACCTATCGTAATTACCAAGTCTAATTCCTTTATGATTATTTCTGCGTAATGCTCTCTCGACCACATTCAAGTGAACGGGATGACCATACGCTGCCATACCCATAAAAATATACTCTTCGTCTAATGGACGCAAACCTGCCCACTTTGTCAATGCTGAGTACCATAATCCAATAGATTGCGGATACCATCGTGACCACACTTTTTTATAACATGCATGTCCCTTGACATACTTTGCTGTCCATATAGATGTGCAATCCCACTCTCCTATGCTATCGACCACCACACACACTGCTTCTTCATATGGTGATGTTTGAAACGCTGCTGCTGCGTGTGATTTATGATGACTGTGGTACTCAGTCGGTTTGAGAGCGAGATGTCTTTCTCTACGCCATGCTTTCTGTCCAGCAAAAAATTGTCTGGTTCTTTTATAAAAAGGTCTTTCGTAAAACGCTATCTTACCATCAGTCGATAAAAGTCTTGCTGTAGACGCTGCTGTGACATCTAAATGCTTATCATGCTTCCTTCCAGAATATCTTTCTGAATGTGCTGCGTACGGTATTCTACCATTGTTTACAACTGCTACAGCAGCATCATGAAACCCTTCACTAAAGCCAATCATATATTCTACCTCGCCTCCTCATGTCTTTCATTTTTCTCATCATAACATATTCTTTTGCCATTTTCTCATACTCATCCTTTTCGGGATAGTCGCCAGGATGTGTGGCAGTGCGAGGTAACTTATTTTTGTGAAAACCAAAAGTTTCTCCATAATCATCTCTATCCATGTTGAAGTAGAACGGTTCAATGTCATTTTTCTTGAAATATGACTCTATACGTCTTATTTGTTTTACAACAGTATCAAGATACTTCCATAGTAACCCTTTATCGATTTTGTACAATTCAGAGGCATTCTCAGTCTTGTATCTTTGCAATACGTACTTATGACTATATCTTTTCAACTTACTTGCAAAACAATCGATCAAATCCTCTTTATACGGTATAACATTTTTTCTAGACCGATATATTGCAATAACATGTTTTTCCACTTCATCTGCTTCAGTTATTGTTGGATGAGCACCCAACATGTGTCTTCCCATGATTGAGAAAGGATCAAAGATAAAATCTACGTCACATAAGTCATTTACGAGAGGTCTAGCACTAGGGTGCAATTTATTCGTATTATTTTTGAGATATGGCACTAAGAAGGTATCAAGATATGTTATGGACGGTGATACTGGAAAATATTGCTGCAATTCACAATAATACTTGTCTGTAAAGAAAACATCTACAGGATCTTTATCTTTCATTAAAATATCGGGAGGTCTTCTTTCATTGACTCCTCCAAAGTATTTTTTCATCAAATCACCGCCTTTCTCAAGCGTATTTGAGTGAATCTTTGTAATATCGGATTTATTATCAGATAATTCTTTTACAACACGTAAATATTCATGTACTTGATTATTACACTTATTTTTTGGTATTTCACCAAATGTTGTTTTAGTTTTTACTGGTGTTTCTATATTTAAGTTATTTTTTCGTAATACGAACGTTTTTTCAATTCTTTTATCATAATCAGTAGGATGATGCCATTGTTTGTAGAAATAGTACGGATATTTGATTTTTGTGTACGATTTCTTGTTAACTTCAATAAGTTGCATCATATGCATCTTTCCCATGTTGGGTGTTGCCCAATAATTAATCTTCATCGTCCTCATAGATGTATGGATCTTGACGACGCAGTTTCCACAACTTATACTCGCCTTTTATCCACTCCCAAAGTCGTTTCATAATAATTTTGCAACTATTTTATATATCGATGAAATAATCGAAATCATTTCTATGAGATCTTATTTTATCGGGGTCAGCGAAAAATATTGACAAGTTTATTCTCTCACATCCACCTGCCATGAATCTATGCCATGTTTTTGGTCTTGGATTATGAGTAAACAATCTATTTGTTTTCCACTCCACCTCTATCTCTTTATTTGAAGGTTTGTCGGGTTGATTATGGTCACCATTATCATTTGTAGATGGATTATCACATAATATAGTTCCTTTATTTTTTTCTGGACTAACATATAATATTGATGTGTTTATTCTTGATATATTATCAATATGACAAGGATATTTCGCATGTGGAGGAACTATTGCCCAATGATTCAATTTGACTAATCTTTTATACTCCCTATGTTCCTGAAAATTCATAATATCCTTTGTAATTTCAGGAATCAAGTCATCTTTTACGTATTTTGTATATTTTCCACGAGGAGTATTGATACCTTCCTTTTTATAATTTTCAAATTCAATTTTTGCTAAATTTTTTATAATTTCAAATCTTTCTGGTGATAAAAAATTATCTATAACTCCATATTGCCAAGGATCATTATAAATTTGCAATTTCATTATAAATCAATATATGAAGATAAGAGTCCCACTAATTATAGGTGCAGGGACGGGTTGGAGTGCAACAAGTCCTCTTCACATGACTTTGCAGTGCTCAAACAAGTGTGCACACACTGGTTTGCTAAAAGAAGACCATTTATTGTACCATATATTTAGTGATGATGCATGGCAGTGGAGAAAACCATGGTATGACAAACTTATTAGAGATTCTATGAGTCCAGTTTGGAAATATGATTGGGGGAGACAAAATAAATACGCATTTCACAAAAATTTAGATGAAATACATGAACTTTATACAAAACCAACCTTAGAAACGTATATTAATTATTATACGAGACACTATTACCGTGTAAAACACGAATATTCGTATGTAAGTGATTTTTCAAACAGTAATGCACAACTACCGCTTGATTTTTTGCAAAAAATTGCTCCAGAATTGAAAAAACATTTTAAAATCAAGGTTTTAATAATTTTTAGAGATCCAGTTCGTAGATTATACAGTGAATTATCTCACAAATACCAAACTGACGAAAAAATACGTAAAAAATACCCGACTTCTAAAGATTATTATTGGAGTTATCTTAAGATGGGATATTATAGCATGAATTGCGAGTATGTCAAGAGGATAAAGTATTATAAGTCACTTTTTGATACCACAACTATCGTTTCTGAAGATCTATGGGGTGGTAAAAACGATGCTTTAGCAAAACTTAGCAATTTTTTACAGTTTGACATCAAAAAACTATGGCCTAACTGCTATTATCCTGAAATGGGAACAAAAGCACCTCGTCATAATAGACTCGCTGACCAGTATAACTCAGATTTGGAAGATTTGACTCATGATGATATGGTTTTTGGTAGAAAATACCTTGCAAAGTACTATGAAGAGTGGTATACTGAGTTCGGGACAACGCCTTGGAGGTGTTGAGCGATCAATTTGTGACCTTCTTTGCTAGGGTGACCAATAACATAATTTTTGGGGTGTGTTTTTGGTTTGCCGATCAGGTCATATAAGGTCACCATGTCGCTCCAAGGCACCAACTTTTTAAAAATACCGTCATTTTTTGATGTTTTTTCAGAACCTTCGCTCAATCTCCAAAAATAATGCGGTATGTCACGCAAATATTGATCTAAAATATACACATTTTTCCACAAATTCATATTTCTCATCTCTTGTGAGTCCAAATACTTATAAAATACCTTTGATTGAGTGTTTTTTGCCCATGGTGTTATGGTCTTCCACTCATTTTCATAGTATGTTGACCTTCTTGGAACAGTAAATTGAGTAATTACGTAGTCAACATCAGGGTATTTCTCTATGTACTCTATAGTTTTCATGACAATCATGTCATTTGACAACCCACACTCAGCAATATTGACATGTTGCTTGTAAAATTTTGTAGAAAACCTATCTGCTATACGGTTTTCTAACTCATCACCCCACGTTATACTACAACCAGAGAACAAAATCATGGACAAAAATTTGAAAACAAACATTATAAGAGCATTACTATCTAGTGGTGTGGTGACTATGGGTGGTTGGATGCTCATTCCATCGCCAGAAATCGCAGAAATATTTGGAAACTCAAATTTTGATTGGGTTGTTTTAGATTTAGAGCATGGATCGATTGATATATCTGATTTACCTAACCTATTTCGTGCTTTAGAACTCAATGATACACTCCCATTGGTAAGAATTTCTGAAAATAATACATCTCAAGCGGTTCGTGCTGTAGAAGCAGGGGCAGGTGGCGTTATATTCCCCAAATTAGAGTGTGCTAGTCAAGCAGAAGAATTATATCAGAGTATAAATTACCCACCCAGAGGGAGAAGAGGAGTTGGTTATAATCGTGGAAACTGTTATGGTGTCAATTTTAATTCAGAACTTGTAGATGAACCATTGATTGTTGGAATTATTGAGACAAAAAAAGGAGTGGAGTACTTAGATATGACACTTCAAGGTTACTTACTTGAAGATAATCGTATTGATGCAATTCTGATAGGACCTTATGATCTGTCTGCTGACATGGGTATGACTGGAGATTTTGACAATCCAGAATTCAAAGAGGCAATAAATCATATAAGAAAAACTTGTAAAGAAAGGAATATGGCAGTTGGTTATCATATAGTTCAACCTCATTCTCACGAGTTAGCGAAAAGAATTGATGAAGGATATAAATTTATTCCTTTCGCAGGTGATGTTACAATGCTCTCTCATTGTATAAACGTTGGAGAGGTAACAGCGAATCATAAACCATGAAGTATGCGTATTGGGGTGGAGTAAGAAGCGGAAAGATGCAAGTTTGGCAATTGTTTGAAATTAATGGTAAAAAAACTGCTGTCTTACCACAATCAGGGAAAAAATGGCCTGCATATGCGATCATTTATGGCAAAGAATATATGCAAATATACCATGAAGTAAACGGAAAAATAAAAACTAAAATATGTAAACCCACTGTGTTTGAAAATGGAATTTACACAAATAATTTTCAAACAAATGGAGTTGAAAAATATAAAAATTGGTCAACAGACCCTCAAGTTTTTTATCAATGCTTTTGTAAAGTATTTGAACAAGATCTTATCTTATCTCCATATCTATTGTTTGGATATTATGGTAGCAAGTATGGTAAGATGGGGAGTGAGGAGTATAACATCATGATAAAAAATAGAAAACCAGATATGATTGTTGATCTTGATTATTCAATCAGTATGCTGAAGAAAAGACGTAATATCATACCATACAAAAGCAACAAATTACATGAAACTTACATATTTACAAAATGTAATCCAGATCCTTTAGTATGTTCAAACAGGCAAAGACACAGCGTGGATCTAATTGATTTGACTAAAGAATTACTAACAGAATATGATATTCCTTACGAAATGTTTGATTTAGATAATCCAGATTACTCAATATTTGGTTTGGATAAATCTATACCCAAGGAATTATTTGATCAAAACTAGGTTTTAGAAATATAAGACAATATTCTATCTTTAGCAACATATCCTAGCAATACAAATGCTTTTGTCATATCAGCATTACACACATCTAGATCGTCTGGTGTGGGGCGTGTATATCTATAGGAGCAATTAAATTGTTTTACAATTTCATCAACAGTTCTAGGAACACCAGTTCCCATATTGATTATTTCGTATGGATTTCCTTGATAGCGATTCACAGCGAGCATAATACCTTCTACTAAATCATCTACATGAATAAAGTTGCGAATACGATCACCTTTTCCTCTGACAATTATTTCACCACTCTCTGCCATCGCCTCGTATATTGATATCATCCCCTGTTGCATATCATTTTTATCTTGATTGTCACCATAACAATTGTATATTCTCAAAGTGTTGCAAACCACTGATGGGTTTCGTTTTGAGAAAACTTCAAGTATTTGTTCCGCTTGTAATTTATGAACTCCATACCATGAAAGGGGTTTTGGGATATCAGTCTCCTTTGCTTTACCGTTATTACCATAAACCGTCATGCTGCTCGCAAGAGTTATACTTTTTACATTATAATATTCGCAAGCACTTAGCAACCTTTGAGTTGTCAATACATTTCTTATGAAATCATTTGTAGGATCTTTTGCAGAACGTTCACCAGAACTCTGACCGCATAAGTGTATTATATGTTGTGGTTTATGATACTTTACCCATGAAGTAAATTTTTCAGATGAACAATCTATTTGCTCATCACATTCAAATATACCCTTACTAAAATCATCTACTCTATATCCACCATATTTTTTCCAAAGATTATATCCAATAAAACCTGCCCCACCTGTTATAAGTTTATACATTCAACATCTCCAATATACGTTTTGCAATTTTTTTATGACCTTTTGCACTTGGATGACTTCCAGCAAATCTTTTGTTAAGATTACTATCTAAAGTATTGTCCCTTAGATTTAGACACCAATCGTCATCAGAATTTAACATAGGAGTCAATGTTAATATATTTACTTTACCTACTGACCTGCACCAAAAATTTTTTTTATAATCCTTACCACAAAATCCGTACGGTGGTGTAGTCAGGGATAGAAAAATAACTTTACATTTGTTCTTGAGAAAATAACGTAAGACAAACATATTTTTCCAATAATTCTCAGCAGTGAAATATCTACTAATTACTTTTTCCATGTATGCTTTTTGTGCCTCATATTTTTCACTAAATTCTACATGAGAATTATTTTTACCTAATTTTGCAGGCATGTGATGATGTTTCCCATCTTTGTCAAACCACATCCATCTATTATGATGACTAAATTGTATGACAGCAATTTCACAACTGTTACCTGCTTGAAACCACTCGATAGTTTTTTTTACAATCCAATCATTACTTGTTCCACTCTTTGAAATATTGTCGTGGGATTTACCCAACATATCTGACAATACACCTGAGAATCTTTCTTTTTTTCTTCTCTCGTGATTTTGCTCAGGACCTTGTAATTCCTCTCCCCAAGTGAAACTGTCACCACAGAAAAATAATCCTACTTTATTCTTTGCCATTGACCTAATATGGATGCAGCAATTCTTTGATGACCTTCTTTTGTTGGATGACTCTTTGGATGTTTTTTCAAACCCTTACTATCCATCCGCACGTCAAAATCTAATTTAGACCAATTGTTGATGGTGCAGAGAATCAAAGGTACATTTTTACTTTTACAATATGCTTTTATTGTCTCATATTGTATTTTTTCTTTGACAACAAAATATGTTTCATTTGCTACGTTTACATAATAATATTTCCAAAACTCTTTATGATTAGTAAACTTATCTTTCAGAGTGCTGAGATCACCTTTCTGTTCATATAACCATCTGTTGTAGTGATACTTACCACTTACCTTTTCCCACTTTCCTCTTTTCCTTTTCACGTAATCATCATAATTTTCCTTACCACTTATCTTTTTTGCTCCTAATGATTTCCAATGATCAGCGTTCCAATACTCTGTTCTTGCAGGGTATGTCATCTGTATTACCGCTAAATCATAATCTTCTACTTTCTTCTCTATTAGTAGATTTCTAACTATCCTATCATTTGATCCACCACATTTACTAAAATTTGATTCGTCTGCACCTAACTTGTCACAAACAATTTTGGAAAATCTTTCTTCTTCTGGGTTCTTTAGTTCTGCTCCCCAAGTCCAAGAGCATCCGTCAAAATAAATTTTCATAATAAGTTATCTATAATACCTATTAGATCATCTGCAATCATTCGGTGACCCTTTTCATTTGGATGACCAAAATTTGCACGAGGATACTTTTCAAGGTATAAATCAAAATTTATTCTTTTGTCTGAAAGTTCATGTTTATGTTTCAACTTCATTGGGTGGTGATAATACTTATACGACCTATTTGTAGTTATGACTAAGGGTATATTATTAACATTACAGTGATCTTTTATTGCTTGATAATAAAGATACTCATAATCATTTCCAAATTTATCATGATACACATTTTTCAAGTAAAACCGTTTGAACTCCATAAAATCTCGTTGACGAAGAGTTTTATATTTTTCACCATCGTAATACTCCCATCTTACAGGTAATGACATCTGTATAACTGCTAAATCGTATTCCTTTATATTATTTTCAACTACAAGTCTTCTTACGATACCTCCGTTACAACTCCCTGACTCTGCAAAGTTATATTCTTGTGTTTTATAATGATCAGATATCAAACGACTAAATCTGGTTTTATCCCTGTCAATCAATTCGGTTCCTTTGGTGAATGAATCACCGTCAAAATAAATCTTCATAACTATATCTATGGCACCCGAAAATCTGCACTGCTTTTCTTGAAACTGGTGCATGTGAAAGTATTGGAGTGACAGAGTGAGGGACATTCTCAATACACACTAACTTTCTTGGTTCTGGCATACATCCCAATATCATATCTCCGACTTTATATAAAAACAAACCACCCCACCTTTGATTCCACTCATTTAGATATATGGTTGCACCAAACTTATAAACATCATCAGTATGCCACTGAATACCTGATCCAATCTTCCAATCATGGTATTGCACGACATAATTATCATTTGATATTTTTGGTAAGTATTTTCGCACAGATGCTAAAATTTTTATTTTGGTATTTGCACTCACATCTGCTATGTGACATACACCAGTGTAACCTTCCTGTAGACCTGCTTCCCAAACCGTGCTTGTTCGCCAATCTTTTATACCATCTATTTCATCTAAACATATCTCACAGAGTTTAGTGGATATTATGTTTTTTACAATCGTGGGGGTTGACAACTCATTTCACATGTATTATAATAATTTATGTAAGGACGCTTACATCGGGAGTGACTGAATAAACTTACTGGCATATAGCTGGTTAAGGTGATGAGACACAGGTGGTGCTGCTTCTTCGGAAGAATCGACTTACCAGTCGGGTCTTAGGCAGAGACGTTTTTCTAATCTGTAGAAATGCCCGTCTCTTGTTGGTATACAGGATTCCAACCTCCCTCTCTTCTATACTATGGAGTATTCATGCTACTATTTTTCTTGATTTGTATAGTTGCAGTGACTTACTTCATAGTATTTCTTAATAAATTTGATCCCAATTCTTGACATGCCTTTATTTCTAATTGTTCTTGGTGCCTCTTCTATTGGTGCTGCTATCGCTCTCTATATAATAAAAAAGTATGAAGTTTGACTAAACCTACGTTATTGATGTTGCCAGGACATGGTTGGTCAGCAACCAGTCCTCTTTACTATACATTGGCACACAATCATAAGTATTGTCATTGCGGACATTATAAGGAAGGAAAATATCTAGAACATATCTACTATTACAACAATGGATGTGAGGATACTCTTAATAAGAAAAGAATAAGATTTCGTCAACTCTATAATGGTGCCAGAAGAGATAGAGATGGCGATTCAAAGGCAATGCCATTTGGTGAGAGAGAAAGACCGCCCACTGTAATGTATACGAGTGAATATAATCAACATTGGGACAAGGTATTTGAGAATGATTATTTTTCACTACCACATACATTTGACAAATATATCGCTTACTTCAAAAATCATTGGGAGGCAATCAAAGGCACATATTCAGCAGTTTCAGACTTTACTGTAAACAATATATACTTTCCTGAGGACTTTGTTCATGAGGTTGCTGCTGCGTTGAAACCTCATTTCAATGTGAAGGTATTGATGATATATCGTGATCCTGTTAGAAGAGCATGGTCACACCTACAATTTAGATGGTTTCAAAAAAATGTAAGACAAGGGTGCGTTGACCCATATCATATGTTCTGGCAATCATTAATGTTATGGAATAAACCAAAAAAGGGATATCATGATTTGAAAAATGAACTTGATATCATCTCTTTATATACAGAGGGGTTTCGTCGTTGGTCAAACGCCTTTGGCAAAGAGAGTGTCCATAATATAGTCATGGAGGAGTTATGGAGTTCGAGAGAGACACTCGCTCAGTTATCAAACTTCCTAGAGTATAATGTCACAGATCTCTTTCCGAACTGCTATATACCTGAGATGGGATCCAAAGCACCACATTTGAAATACCTCTCAGATCAGTGGATGAGTGACCAAGTTGACTTGTCAGATGAACAACTGAATACTGCCAGAGCACTGATGGATAAAGCATATACTAACTTTCAGAAAGTATTTGGTTATATTCCAGAGCAATGGACAAAACTACAGAGAGTTGAGGTGCCAGATCTTCTTACAGACGGGTTTGATTCTGAATACTATAAGGAGAGAATCCGAATTGATCCATTATCAGGACCACAAAAACTATGATGTTATTCGATGGTTGTTCATGGACTATGGGATGTGAACTTGAAGGACCTGATAAGGATCTCGCTAAAAGAGAAAGAGAAAGATGGTCAACACTTGTATCCGATCACTTTAAGACTGACCATGTGAATCTTGGAGAGGGCGGTAAGTCCAATGATGGTATTCTTCGCACAACCATCGAATACTGTGAGAATCATAAGGTAGATTTTGCAGTCATACAATTCACAAAAAATAATCGGAGAGAAATACTAAACTGTAAGAAAGGTGTCATACAACCTAATGGGAACTGGTACTTTCGCCTTATAGGATCTAATACTGATAGAGCATCTTTGTCTTACTTGAAAAATTTGAGAAGTGATGACGACGATATTGCCAATTATTATAAGAATAAGTTTTTACTTGAATTCTATTTCAATGTCAAAAAAATACCATACTTCTTCATGACGCTGAATCGTAGGAAGTCTATGAAGATAATTGGTGCACCAACTTCATGGCAATTGATGAGTGATTCAAAACCAGTAACATGTCTCTATAATCTTTTACAGGGAGATCTTTCAAACTATTACTATCGAATACCTCAGAAAGGTGGTCACCCAAGTGAAAAGGGTCATCGTAAGATAGCAGACTTTATTATAGAGAACGTAAGTGAATATATTCTTTAGCAATCTCTACAACCTTTTCATACCTTTCACCTTCCCATGTTTTTCCACGGTGAGAGTATTTCCTATCCATGTCACGCTCCCATCCAAAAAAATTTGTATAACTATCCTGATCTAGATCAAACATTACATAGGGTATGTCATAACTCTTCAATCTTCTTTTAACCTTTTCATCATCCTCACGAAAAGAATCCAACCACTTCCACACTCGATTCTTATCTTGATTGTAGACTTCAAGTAAATCATTACCATACTCACTGTCTCTGAAATTCAAGAATCCATCCAACTTACTTACACATGAGTCAAGATGATCTGATTTGAATGGTATGACATTGACAGATTTCCTGAGAAGTTCTGCCAGATCCCTCATCGCCCAACTTGGTATGATATAACTCATGATATCAACACCTTCAAATATCTTATGATAATGATCCTTCAATAATTCTGAAGTCAGTGGTACAGAGATTCCTTTTCCTCCTCTTCCATTATGTCTTCTTATAATATCATAATACACACAGGTGCCCACATATTCTTTTTGTGTATATTTTATTACATCCTCCATACTATACTCCTTATCCTTTATTTTCTTTTTTGTTTTTTTACTATAACCATTAGGTCTTGCCTTGACAGTACTATTAGGATGCATAAACCGATGAGGTCGCCAAATTCTATCCTGTTTTCTTTCACACTCACGGAATTCGTTATCTATGTTATGATAGATTATCTCATGAAAGGTTTCATCTCTCCAGTCACCACCATCTATGTGAGTTTCCGTTTTTATCTTCTTGATGAGTAGAGGCAACCAAAGTATCTGTGTCTTGTCATTCAGTCTGGCAAAACTTCTGATATGACCTTTCCCACCATCCATACCTCCCCAGTATACAAACATAGCCAAATTTTTTTATAGGGCGAAAAATTTTTTTTCGGATTTTTATTATATATCGCTCGTTGGGATACTTTTGTAGGTTAGGGAAGTAAGCGTTTTTCACCACGTTACGGCAAAAAAATCGGTAACAAATTATACACTGTCATGTTCGTGTATAAAATGCTACCGAGATTGTGTGAGTTTCAACAAACTGGACTTACTCCCCATCCTAACGCCATTTGGACAGTCTAATTAGGGGATGCCAGATTGTTTAGTTCTTAGCGTCAATAAATGCTTTGACTAATTGCTTGAATAAGAAACGCTTTGATATTCTTGTAGGAATGTAGACTCGCTGTCTCTTGTCATGCTCTGGTGTGTACTTTCTGACTAGATCATCAACGAGTAAAGGGTCAATCATTTCTTTCAATAACGATTTATTGTTATCTGTGAAACCCTTTATAACGAGTGGTGCTAACTCTGTGAGTGTAATGCCTTGAGGGTGCTGTTCGATAACCTCTAGGATTTTAGCGGTGCTTGTGTTTACTTCCAACCACTGTGTATTAGTGTGGATTGAAAACGCTGTTGCTTTTTTTGGAAGTGTGAAAAAATTCATTTGATTTGTTGAAATTCATATACTTAGTATGTCATGTATTTTCTGACCTGTCAACAAGAAAATCAAAATATGTTGAAATCTACATGTACATGAATTTGTATCATTTTTTACATCAAAAATCTGGGGTTTTTGCTAGAATGAAGGTAGAACCTTTTGCCAATGTATAAAATGTACATGTACATTACAGTGTATCATATGTACTTACAATTTCTAAAAAAATATGTCATACTACTATTATAGAGTCAGATGTATGACTTCTCAAGAAAATGTTCGACACCCAAGCAGCGAAATTTTAATTTTTAAAATTGCCACCCTCCTAAGTCTAGCAAAAATTTCAAAAAAATGCTGTATATTATGATACATGTACATGTTCATGTGATTAATGATACAAGTGAGTGTATCGGTATCATTTGATACGTTGACAGGTGCTATATGTCATGCTACCATATATGTAACAAATTATACATCAAATTGTGCATGTATCAAATGCTACACCTCTATGTGCCTGTGGAAAACCTGTGGAAAAACCTGTGGAAAACTCCCTGTGTGGATTTTCTGGCATTGTATCATATGTACTTGACTTTCTGATAGGTTGTCGCCTTAGACAGTAGCAAGATTGACCATTATATAAAAGATTCCTCCATAGTGTAAATGTAAAGCAATGTATAATGAAACAATGTATGTTTTTTTATACATTTATATAATAACCGCTTACATGCACTTGTAAACGATTTATCAGCAAATAAAGACGAAATTTTACTTTCATGGTACATTAGGACGTAATAACGATAATCGTTGCTATTACTGAGTTTTGACGAATAAACGAACATAATAAACGAATAAGCGGATAAAGTGCGGATTTTAGACGAATAAACGAATAATTGACGAATAAACGAAAGGTATCAAATGATACCTTCGTTAGAAACAACCCGACCAGATACGAAATCTAGCACGTTTTTACCTGTAAAATCAGTAATAAACCAGTTCCAATTCTTTTGAAAAATGCGAGTGCCTGTAAAAAATTCGTACAATAGGGCGTTTAGTCTTGATTTAGTGGTATTGGATTGCCTACCGCCATCTTTGAGTTGTAATTGTCTGGTATCATGCCAGTAAGTAGCAATATGATTACCATGTAAGTAAACTGTTGACTCTAAACCATCATCAGTAGTGAATACTGTTGTATTTGAACCAGACCAGTTAGACTGAGTTCTAATTGCTCGGTTCATGTTTTTTTCGATTTGTCTCATGATTTTGAAAGTTGTTTGACTTGATTTAAATATACTATGGATTTCAAGGAAATCTATAAATTGGTGACAGTAATTCAACTGTCACATAGTGTTCAATACTCTGCTATTTCTCTTAGGTAGGTATCAACTTCTGCAAATGTAAGATAACCCTTTACAGACTCTCCTACGATATGACCCATAGGGTTTACTTCTGCTAGTTCATATAAACCCTCTGAACCTCCATAACTATGGTCATGCCTTGCTACGGATGCCCCCCAACCATTGAGAAAAATGAATTTTTCAATGTAACCATTGAAGTTTTCAAAAATTGCATAAGGTTGGAAAGTATTTTTTGCTCTAAGGTGTGTTGTGTTTCCCTTGCCTTGTACTGTTGTAAAAGTCATTTGATTTATGTAACTGATATAACAATAAAGGAAATTTAGAGAATATAGGAAAATTGGTGACAGTAATTCAACTGTCACAATGGCATGCTAATTTCATCACCTGATAAACCATCTAATCCGAATAGTTGATAGTATAGGTTAGAACCATTATTATAATCATCTAATAAGAGATCATAACATTCTTCAGTAAGTTCATAATTCATGCTACATCTACCCATTCTAATTTTTGCTTACCTACCTCTAATGCCTGTAATAAGCATCTATCATAGAGGGATTCACATATTTTAGTGAGTTCTTCACTTGATGCACCCTGACTAAGACTGTAACAAGTCCAACCCATATCGAGTGTTTCGAGGTCAAGAATTTCAACTGAACTATCATCTAAGTTGAATCTAGCAACAAGTTGATGACCTCCCTCTAACGAAAGTATTGGTGTGTCGTAATTTGAGTTGTTCATAACGAAGTTTTGTTGTTATTAGAATAATAAACGATAGGACGAAGAAATCAAGAAAAAATGGACGATATTTTTATTGTCCACTATCTAACACCTCTAAATTACGATAATCATAAACTGTAGTTCTATTACCATCACCATCAACTAATATGGTGCGGTCTTTTTTTGGGGTGAAACCTTTAGCGTCAGTCTCTCCTTTGATGTGATTGATAAGAACCATATATTTTTGTTCGGGTGATG